CACGCCCTTGGCCACCATCTGGCCAATGTACTGGCGCGAAACCCCGCGCTGGCGCGCGTATTCGGCCTGGCTGACAAGCATGTGCGTTCAACGTTCCCATGTCCGGGCCGCCCTAGAAAAGCCGATCAATTACAATCTATTAGACTTGATGTTCTCCACCCGTAGAGCCTGTATGGGATCACAGACGGAAACGGAGACGACACCATGACCACCGAGACGATCCTCACCACCCGAAACACCGACTGGGGTTTCTTCGGCACCATCAGCCACCATGCAGACCCGACCGAAGCCTGGCCGCTGGCCATGACGCGGATCGGGCGCGCAACTGGCTGCCCGCAAGACGCGGTGCGCGACTTCCTCGACAGCCGCCATGGGCGGCATTTTGCAGACGACGTCGCCAACGGACTGGCGAGTAGGCTCACCCTCGAGACCGCCATCGACGCGGCCGTCGAGCGCTGGATGGGATGGACGATCAACAGGCGCACAAGCCGCGAGACCGGGATCCCTTCGGGGCTGCCCTATCTCACTGGGTTCGTCACCCACTTCGAGATCGAAGCCGAAGCCTTCGGCTGATCGGCAGTTCCTCCCCTCATCGCCCCGCGCATTCGGTGTCGGGGCTCGGGGTGGTAGAAGCCCCACGATCGTCGCGGTGGCATCATCCAGAGGAAATGCCAATGAGCACCACCAACGTCGCCGTCGAAAAATTCACCGTCGCACAGCTGGCGACCGCGATCTCCAGCATCACCGGAGAAACGGTCACCGCCAAATCGTTCAACTACAAAAGCAAGGCCGTCGATCGGCTGAAGGCCCTGATTGATGAACAGGGTCTCGATGTGCAAGGCATCCTACAGGCGGCTGGCATCGAGGCGATTATGCCGACCGGCGAAGCCCTGTCCGGCATCGGGATCAGTTCAAGTGTCAAGCCGCCAAAGCCGAAGCGCAAGCCGCGCGACAGCAAGCAAGCCAAGGTAATCGAGATGCTCAAGCGCGACGAGGGCGTGACGCTTAGTCAAATCATCGAGGCCACCGGCTGGCAACCGCACACGGTGCGCGGCGCGATCAGCGGGGCACTCAAGAAAAAGCTCGGCTTGACCATCGTCTCGCAAAAACTCGACAGCGGTGAGCGGCTTTATCGGATCGAGGCGTAATCAGCCATGCCTACTTTCCAAGTGATCATCACCCGCGACGTCACCGAAAGCGCGGTCATTGAAGTCGATGCCGAAACCAAGGAGCAGGCCGAGGACGCGGCATTCGAGAAATTGCTGGCCTGCGAGGACACAGAGTGGCGTCTCGACGACGGCTCCTGGAACAACGGCGATGCTTACGTCACCGCCGTCGATCCGATAAACAATGCCTGACCATATCTCCCGCCGGGGTCCTTACCGGACCCCGGTGATGGGCTCTCAGTCCTGTTCGCACTCGACGCGCGCCATGAAATGCGCTATATTCGCATTTAATTTGATGCGTTAATGATGAGGACGCCATGGACATCACCAAAGACATCCGCCCCCTGACCGAGTTCAAACGCGACACGACGCGTTTCATGTCGCACCTCAAAGACACCGGCCGCCCGTCCGTTCTGACGGTCAACGGCAAGCCGGCGCTCGTGGTCATGGACGCCGAGGCTTGGCAGGACGTTCAGGATCAGATCGAGTATGCCCGGACGGTCGCAGGCATCCGCAAGGGTCTCGATCAGGCCCGTGACGGCCAGGGTATCGAGGCTGCGGCCTTTTTTGAGACGCTGGATACCCGTGGCAAGGCATGAAGCACTACCGAGTGATCATTACGCCGTTCGCCGGTGAGAACATTCGCGAAGCCCATGAATGGTTAGAGGTTGAAAACCCCACTTACGCGGCCAAGTGGCTAAGCGGCATCAAGGACAAGATCCTCGAACTCGAGACCTTCCCGGAGTCACATGCTGTTGCCCCGGAAAGCGAGGCATTCGACGTTGAGATCCGGCAGTTGCTCTTTGGTCGCGGCACGCCCTGGCGGATCTTTTTCACCATCGATGGCTCGACGGTTCAAATCCTGCACGTCCGTCACGGCAGTCGAGACTACTGGCAACCCTAATCACGAGAGAAGATCATGAAACGAAAACGAATACCCAAACGACGAAACCTTGCGGCGCGAGCACTGGAATCCCCGCTGTTCCGAATGCGCAAGATCAAGACCCTGAAAGGCAAAGCATCCTACAAACGCCGCCCGAAGCATCGAGGCGGCGTTTCTATTTCAGCGGATGGCGCACGTCCTGATACGGATCGCTTCGAACAAACGGCGAAGCGAATACGACCGAACGATCGACACCACCGTGAAGATGGCACCCATCAGCAGATTGTCCGACAGGCTCGCGTGAAGACCGAACACCGGGAACACCGCGATTTGGGTGGCGACGGCAATGCCATAGCCGACCGCGACATTGGTCAGCGCTTCCGCGAACGACATGCGTCTCGACTGCCTCATGCGGCGTCCCTTTCATTTTTGATTTCATCGAACGACCGCGCGTCCCCGTCGAGGACTGCGGACTTCCCCGTCGCCTTCTGCCAACGCTCGACGGCCACGTCCACATAGGTGGGACTGATCTCCATGGCGAAGACGCGGCGGCCGACGGCTTGGCCAGCCATGATCTGTGAGCCCGATCCGGAGAACGGCTCATAGCAAAGGCCGCCCGGCTCCACATGCTGACGCATGGGAATGGCAAAACAGTCGAGCGGTTTTGGGGGCACAAATTTTGGGAATTCCCGTTGGGAATCTGGGAACCGGGAACGGAAACCGACCCCCATCCGCCTGGGCAGGAGGCTCTGGAAACGCTGGGAACGGAGCACGCATGGTCCTTACTCCCCGGTCTCGTGAGCGCCGTGGACGAACTGTCCGACACCCCGCGCAAACGGCCCGGCCGGAACGTCCAGCCACTTGAGTTCCTTCGAGCCCTCCGCCATGCCTTTGACCAGGATCGGTGGTCGCGCGTTGAGCAGGTCCTGGACCAGGCCTTCGATCTTGTTGCGCGCCATGTCGTGGAACAGAACCGGCAAACGATGGCGCTGCTTGAACAGGCCGGTGCCGCCGGTATGGGTGAACGGATGGCCGTACTCGGCGGCACTGGCGACAGCCTCGACGAGGGCGTCCAAGAGATCCTGTTCGGGCCGGCGGACTTCCCGCAGCCGCTCGGTCGCATCGACCAGAAGGCCGGTCGGCGCACGCAGGAAAGTGCGAATGGCCCGATCGGCCGGGCCGTTGGCCTTCACCACCGCGCCTTGGAACACAGCGTTGCGGGCATAGGGTTCTTCGAGCGCCTTGAAGACGAAGGCCTGGTGTTCCTCGGGCGCGGGCCATAGCGCATAGACCATGCGCACCCCATCGACGATGGCGCTGGTGCCACGCACGGCATCGCGGGCCTGCTCGACCGAGGCGATGGGCCGATTGCCCTGGGGCTTTCGCATATGGTGGGCGACGATCACCGCCGCGCCGGTTTCGGTGGCGAGGCTCGCCAACAAACCCGTGGCAAAACTGCCGGCGGCCGGATCCGAAGTGACGTCGGCATGGATGAAGGACGCCAGCGGGTCGAACACCACCAGCTTCAAATCGCGCAACCTCATGATCTGGTCGCGCACCATGCGGAACTGGGGCGTGATCTCGGGGCCGTCCTTGCCGGACACCACCAACGGAATGGGACCACCCGCGTTGGGCAGCGGAACGACGATCAGCCGTTCCGGACGCTCAAGGCGGAATTCTTCGGGATCGAGCCGTTGCAGACGGCGATGCACCTCGCCCTGGTCGTCCTCGGCGGTGAAGATGACGGCGGTGCCGAACTCACGCACCGGGCCGCCGAAAGCCAAGGGCTCGGGACAGACCGAGACGGCGCGGGCTTTCCCGGTCGCCACAGACAGCGCCAGGTCGAGCGTCATCATCCCCTTTCCGGTGTCGCCCATGGCAGCCAAGATCGAGACCACGCCCATGGGGAACGAGCCCTCGACCAGGAAACGCTGCTCGGGCGCATTGCCGGAATACCGTGTGGCATGCCAATCCGAAAGATCGAGGGTCGTCTTCTCAGTGCGGAGGGCCTGGCGTTCGGCAGTGGCGATGAACTCGCCCACGTCCATGCCGTCGTCGACCGCGTCCGCCGCATCCCATTTCTCGGGCCGATCGTCGGGTGGTTGGAGGACCGAGACCGACAGGGCGCCGGCGGCCAACACGGCCTGCCCCGCCGCCATGGCATACTGCCAACCGGGACCGTCCTTGTCGGGCCAGATCAGCACCCGCTTGCCCTTGAGCGGCGACCAATCGGTCTTCTCGACCGGGGCCTTGGCCCCGTTCATGGCCGTGGTGGCCGAGATGCCGACATCGATGAGCGCCTGGGCGGCTTTCTCGCCTTCCACCAGAACCACCTGATCGGCGTCCTTGATGCCGGGGCGATTGTAAAGCGGGCGCGGCTCCGGGGCTTTCCGCTGCCGGTTGACCACATCCCAGGGCCGGAACTGCTTGCCGCCGGGCGGATCGTATCGATAGACGCAGGCGATCAGCCGACCGTCCTCGTCGTGATAGTCCCACTTGGCGGTGACCGGCCCGAGATCATCAAGCGGAGGGGATTTGGCCTGGGCCGCACGATCGTCGTGCAAGGTCCGGCTGCGGCCATCGAGCCATTCGCGAATATCGTCCATGATGGCGGGAAAGTCCGTGCGCGTGTCCCGGCCAGACACCGCCGCCCAGAGGCCGATGATGTCGCCGCCCTCGCCGGTCGCGAAGTCGTGCCACATGCCGGCCTTGGGTCCGGCGAGTTCCACCGACAGGCTGTCACCACGATTGCCCTGGACGTCACCGACCAGAAACTTGCCGCCCTGGAACGCGCCGCCCGGCAACAGATAGGAGAGAACACCTCGGATATTGACGAGCATCCGGGTCTTGATCTCTTCGGCGGTCTCGGCCCCATCCCAGGGTCGGCTGTCGTCAAGGCGCTGCGGTTCTGCGTCGTTGAAATCGCGCCTCGGACCAGGCACAGAACCGGCATTCGTGGAAGTCGGCGGACTGGGCGATGCGGGGCAGCAACTCTCCCGCTTCGGTGGCGCGGATAATGCGCACCGCCTTGTCGCTGGCGGTCTGCGCCAAGCCGCCGTCGAACGGCACCAGCTCGTGATGAAGCTCAGCGGTGTCCTTGTTGATCGCCGTGAACAGCGCCGGGTTTTGCGAGATCCCCGGCACGCTTGCTTCCATGTAGGCCTGATAGGTGGCGATCTGGGCCGCGTAGATCGGCTTCGAGATCGCCACACCCCGCTTCACCGTATCTTTCCAGGACTTGTCGTTGAGCGACTTGCATTCCCAAAGCGCCGGAAACCCCGTCAACACGGGGCCTGCATTGATGATGCCGTCCACATGGCCGCGAATGCGCCCGTCGGCGACGGAGAAACCGAACCGCTCGCCGTCCGGTCGGTTGCCCTTGGTGGTGTAGAGTTCAAACCCGGCCTTGCGCAGCCAGCCGATAGCCAGATCTTCAAAGACGTGCCCGGCGGCAAAGATGCGCAGCGTCCGACCGTCGAAGTCGCGGCCATCGTCCTTCGGCGCGTCGGCATACTCGAACTGCAACGCGCGCTCGCAGGCCACGCCCAACCGGGATCCGCCGAGATAGTCCCGCGACGGCCTCGCGGCATTTTCCGCTTCTAGGGCCTCGTCGATGAGCGCGTTGATCCGATCGGCAACCGTGGCCGAGTGGTTGTAATCCAGCATCAGAAAGGGATCTCCGTATCCTCGCCCTTGGCCGTCGCCAGCATGGCGTCCTGGAAGCCGCCGACGGCGACCTCGATCAGGGTGAGGACCTGTGGTTCGGTGAGGTCGACCAGCCGGGTCTGCCAGCCGATCTCCTCCATGATCTCGGCGAGCGGCTTTATGGCGGCACGGTTCGCGGCCTGCTCCTGTTCGGTCAGGTCAACCATGCCCCAGCGCTCCTTCGCCAAACGCGACCAGAAGCCTTGGCAGGCCATCGAGCAGAACCAGACCGAGGGCCGGCGCCGTTTCGAGGGCACCGGGTCGAACCAGCCAAAGCCACGGGCCGGACGCCGACAGACGGCACAGAGTTTCCCGCGCGGATGCCAAAGCCTCAGCCGGGTGGCTGCATCGGATGAAGGACACATGGATCATGCCGCCCTCCGAACGTCGGTCGCCGAAGCCACCAGATTGGTGATCGCGCCCTTGTTGAACTGGAAGGTGAGCAGCGCCGAGGCCTGATAACGGGTCAGGCCGAAGTCCTGGCGAAACTGGGACGGCAGGTATTTGAGTTGGCGTTCGGTCGCCGGTTGGTTCAGCCAGGACCGTGTCTTGTGCGCGCTTTCGTCCGTCTCGTTTTCGTTGAGCCAGTCATCGGCCGCCGCCAGGCAAACGGTGCGCTCGCCCACGGCCAGCAGTCTCGATCGCTGCCCCTTTGCCCCGCCGACGGCATGCCAGCGCCCGTGCAGGAAGAAGATACCGCCCCAGGCGCTGAAGCCGTTGGCGACCAGCGCCGCGTCGTCGCCGAAGAGATCGCACCAGCGGAAGCTGGAGCGCTTCAGAAGATCGATCTCCGACATGACGAAATCTGTGAGCGGGGTCACCTCGCCGTCGGCGGTCCCGACAGATTCCCACAAATAGCCGCAGAGAGGGCATTCGCGGACAGCCAACGGCACCTGGGCGCTGCATTCCGGACAGTCCTTGGTCGGGGCCTCGCCGTCACCGGTCTTGCCGTCGAGATTGACGTCCTGTTCCAGGCAGCCGTGCAGCAGGGTCGACGTGCCAAAGTCGAGAACGATGCAGTCGGTCTTCACCACACCTGGGAATTCATTGGGATCGACGGTGCGCAGCCCCCGCCCCACCATCTGGATCATGGTGGACTTGTAGGAACTGGGGCGCAACAGGACGACGCAACTGGTCGGCTGATGATCCCAGCCCTCGGTCAGCACCGCCACGTTGACGATGACCTGGGTGTCGCTCTTCTCGAAGGAGCGCAAAACCGAGCGGCGTTCGGCCTCGCCCACGTCGCCATGAACCATGCCGGCGGTTATGCCCTCGTCGAGGAAGGCGTCGGTGACGTTACGGGCATGATCGACGGTGGAGCAAAACACCACGGTCTGGCGTTCGCCCGCCTTCTCCCGCCAATGGCGGATCACCGCCTCGGTGATCGGTGCCTTGTTCATGATGGCGTCGACCGCCTTCATGTCGAAATCATCGACGGTCTTGCGAACGCTCTTCAAAGCCTCCTGTGCACCAACATCGATGACGAAGGTGCGCGGCGGCACGAGGTGGCCCGAGGCGATCAGCTCGCCGATGGTGATCTGGTCGGCGACGTTGGAGAAGACCGGACGCAGCCCTTTCTTGTCGCCCCGGTTGGGCGTCGCCGTGACCCCGAACACCCGGACATCCGGATTGCGGTCCCGCGCCTTGTCGATGATCCGCCTATAGCTGTCGGCGGCCACATGGTGTGCTTCGTCGATCACCAGCAGATCGAGCGCCGGCATGGCGTCGAG